TAAAGGCTTTATATACCTTACCCGGGAACATTGTAGAACCTAAATACGATAACAGCACGCCTTTCTTCCTCCATGCAGATCGCCCTAATGTAACCTACAAAGTCAATATTGACGATAAAAAAGAGACTGAAATAGATTCGTCTCTGGTCATTCACTTCAATGATAACAGGATAGAAATAAAGCACGCGACAGACAAGAACCTGTTAAAAGGTAAATCTAAACTTTGCGCCTTAAAGCCTGTGATCAATAACATCAGGCAGGCATACGAAAGCCGGGGTATTATATTGGCGTTTCGAGGCGCTAACGGGGCATGGGTGAACGATGGAAAGGACGTAGTATCTGGGGCGGTGCCACTTGACGAAACCGAAAAGAAAAGGCTTCAAGATACGTTTTCCCAATACGGGACGGCAAGAGGTCAAAAGCAAACTATTATAACCGATCTGCCTATAAGGTGGGAACAGGCAGGGACTAACAATCCAAAGAACCTCGGACTGTTTGAGGAAATAGAACAGGGCTTTGACAAGTGCCTTGACACGTTCGGGGTTCCTGCTGAATTGTTTGTCCGCAAGATGGGATCGACATACGAGAACCAACACCAAGCCGAAAAGGGGCTTTATATCCGTACCGTGATGCCTGAAGCTAACGAATGGATAGGGGGTCTATCGAGTGAGTTCATGCCAGAAAGTAAGACTTCGATAGTTGCGGAATACCTCCACTTACCAATATTTCAGGAGGACTTAAAAGCAAGAGGCGAGGCAATGACAACATTAGTAAACGCTTTATCAAAGGCTTTAGCCGATCAGGCCATAGACGTTAAAATGTATCAGGAAGAATTAAAAAAACTAGGATTCAAATTCACAACACCATGAGCAAGAAAAAAAAATCTGTTTTATCTGACGAAAATAGAAATGTCGGATCATACGAAAAGACTAAAAAGATTTCTGGTTTGTCTAAATCTTACATGGATAGGCTAAACCTAGCAATCGAAAACCGTAAACAAAGAAAAGATGCAGCCAATGCAGCCAAAGCTAACGCCAAAGCAAGTCAAGGACTTGAAGGACAAGAGGGATAAAGTTATTTCTAACAATCAACTCGTAAAGAAATGAAAAAGGAATTTTACGAATCGCTTCTACAAGAGAAAGAGTTTCGAATGAGTACGCAGAAACGCAAGTTTACTGACGCTTTTACGTGCGATATTTTCAAGCCAGAAGAGGAGGTCACAAAAGGTAAGTTTCTTTATGAGAACGATGAGACCAAAGGCATCCTCAAAAGAACCATTGTAGCCAACACTTACAACTACATGGACTCGCACGATGATGTTCATTTGGCTGGCATATTCTCAAAGTCTATTCAGGAACGAGGCACACGCATTCCGCACTTACACGATCACAAATTTGAGTTGGGGGCAAAGGTTGGCCGAGCATTATCATTTACCGAGGCTCCAATAAAATGGAGGGCTTTGGGGCATGCCAAGAACGGTGACACTATTGCGCTGTTGATGGAAAGCCAGATCGAGCAGAAGCTAAACGCTGGCATCTATGATGAGTATAAAGCGGACGCCATCGACCAACATTCAGTAGGGATGCTTTACGTGAAAGTAGACGTGGCAATAAATGACGAGAACTATAAACAAGAATACGCGACATGGGAAGAGGTCTATCCTTTACTTGGAAACAAAGACAGGGCAGATGCAAAAGGTTACTTTTTTGCAGTGAGGGAGGCAAAGTTGATTGAGGTTTCTGCCGTATTGCTTGGATCAAACGAACTTACACCAACATTGAACAATAAAATCCAGCCGGATTTATCCACTGGTAAGTACAAAGAGCCGATCAAAACCACTCTTAACGTCAGCAAGTTGATAAGTATTTATTCACACAACCTTAAAAATTAAAAAAATGGAAATCGAAATGAAAGAATTTCAAGACCTATTCGAGAAGATCGGAAAGGAAAACGGGGCGAAGATTGAAAGCTCCGTAAAAGATGCGGTTAGCGAGGCCACAAAAGGATTGCTTACAATCGAAAAGTTGACCGAAACTTTAGAAAAAAACGGTATCAAGGCCGACACTATCGAGACGCTTATGAAAGCAGTTGAGAAGCAGGGCATTGAATTGAACAAGTACATCTCAGGCAAAGGAGGCAGCGAAAACAAATCGATCGTCCAAATGCTGGAAGAAAAGAAAGAGGAGTTAAAAGCACTTGCATCCGGTGACAAGAACAGAACCATTAAGATGACTGTTAAAGCCCCCGTATTACGTGCGAGCGTAACCAACAGCACTCAAGCCATGCGATTGGATGACATTGGTCAGGTTGCTTACCGTGGCCTTACGCTTTCTTCTTTGTTCCGTCAGCGTCCGGTAGCCCCTAACAGCAACGGTGTTATCCGTTACACTGATCAGTCAGCGCCTACCCGTGCTGCTGCTGCCGTAGCGGAAAACAACGCATTTCCAGAGTCTACATTCCCTTGGCAAGAGTACACTTTGAACCTTCAAAAGATTGGCGATCAAGTGCCAGTATCTGTTGAGGCGTTCAATGATGTTGACTACATCGCTGGAGAGATTCAATCATTGCTTGAAATCAACGTGCGATTAAAAGAAGATCAAGACCTTTGGAATGCAAACGGAGTGGCTCCTAACATTCGCGGTATCTACGATTACGCGCCAACTTATACAGCTTCTGACCTGGCTCTTGACGATCCGAACTTGTACGATTTGATTGTAAAAGTTCAAGAGGACATCAACTCAGGCCGAGAAAGCAAGTTCCGCGCAAATACAGCGATTGTTTCTTATGCTGACTTCAACGCTCTTTTAATTAAGAAAGCTGTTGACGGTCACTATGTGCGTCCTGAATGGGCGCAATTGTTACCAGATGGAACCGCAAACGTAAACGGCATTAAGGTTATTCCTCACGCCTTGCCAACTGCTGGGACTATGCTTGTCGGTGACTTCAACTGGGCAGAACAGTTCAATATGGGAGACGTTGAAATTGAGATGGGCTTTATTGCCAATCAGTTCATTAACGACATGATGACTATTAAGGCTCGCAAGCGTACCGCTTTGTTAGTGCGTAACGTGAATCTAAACTCATTCCGTAAGGTAACTGACATCGCTGCTGCCATTTCATTGCTTGACTAATCTTTAAAAAAATGAAAAAGATAAACCTATTTTTGATCGCTGGCTTGGTAGCCTTGCTGGCGTTTTCTGCTGAAGCTCAAACGGTGCCTTTCTTCAATCCATTGTCTACCGCTGGAGTATTTCCACAAACAGACACTGTAACGAACACGGCCACCAACTTTATAACTACTCGCAGAATCAACCAAGAGCGTGCAACGCAAACGGTCGTTCAAGTGAACGTGACGAAGATTTCAGGAACGGTAGGAGGCACGATTTCGCTATTGGGTTCTACTGACGGGGTAAATTTTTACGCGCTTCGCACTATTGAAACCGTAACGGCTTTGCCTACTCATACCGCTGCTGACGCTACCGCTTCGTATCATTGGAGGCTAACAGGCGCCCCCTTCCCATTCTTTCGAGTGAGTTACACCGGAACCGGTACCATGTCGGCTTCATTTGGGGCGCAAATATTCTTTAGTAAAGCGTACTAAAAAAAAGCAAAGATGTTTTTGACCTCAACAGATTTTTATATTGCTCCTTACCTGATCCCTACGCAGGCAGAAAATACCAATGGTATCAATGCCTACATTAAGGACACCGAGGAACGTATGCTTAAAAAACTGTTGGGGTCTGTTTTCTACGATGCTTTAAAAGCTGGTATCGAAGCGCTGCCTGCTGAATGGTCTGCGACAGTTGCCTATGCAAATTTAAGTCAAGTTGTTTACGGGAGTAATATCTACCAAGCCAATGCACTCACAATAGAAGGGGAAATCCCGGGCATATCTGGCAAGTGGGATTTACAACCCGTAAACAAGTGGCTTAAATTAAGCAAGGGTAACAAGTACGACAACGAAGGCAGAGAAAATAATTGGGATGGATTTGTTGATGGCTTAAAGCCGTATGTTCACTCCATGTACTTGAAAGAGTATGATTCAACCGTTGCGCCTCTTGGTGTTGTCAAGGCAAAGTCTCAAAACTCTGAGATCGTTTCACCTAACCAGATAATCGTCAGACACTATAATAGGTTTGTCGAAAAGATGGGAAGTTATGACGGGATCGGTTTGTATCATCGAGACATTGCACTAACCGGACACTTTGGGACGCTAGGACTTTATCACGAAGATTCTTTGTATGGTTACCTCTACTCAAATCATGCGTCTTTTAACGCGGAGGT